TATTTTTTATAGTTCTTTGGTTTATACTTACCACTGTATGACATAAATAGATATTAGAACCTTCAACATATTAACTTTAAAATATTTATAACAGGAACAACCATGGGTCTAAGTAGAATCCTCAAAAAAGTCAATAAAGCAAAACAAGCAATTTCATCCCTAAAGGGAATTGCATCAAAATTACAGAACCTAAATTATAATTCTGTTATTAATTCTGATGAATTAAAGAGTCAAGCAGATGCAGCAACTAAAGTTCTAGATAAAAGACGAAAATCTTTACAGAAGAGTATAAGTGCAAAAAATACTGGTAAGAAAGCTGCCAAAACAATTCCTGAGGATGCAACTATAGAATTACAGTATCCTTTGAAAGCCGATATAGATAATTGGATTGTATTCTCAACTCGCCATCGACATAACAGACAGAATGTTGGAGTAAACAAAAACAATCCCGATGGTGGCACAAGAGATAATCTGTTATCAAAGGGAAATGTTGAGATTGCTTTATATATTCCTGATGGCGCACAAACCTCAGATACAGTAGTTAAATATAGTGGTGATGAAGGAGTTGGTCAGGCAATGAGAGGAATGGTGGCAGGTAATGAAGGTTTCAATGCCATGGGAATGATAGAAGGTATGTTAGCTGGTGTCACACAAACTGCTGATAAAATGATGAACAGTTTGTCAGGTGGTTCAAAGTTTTTCTTACAAGGTAAAGCAGTTAATCCACAATTAGAACAAATGTTAGACGGTGTGGACTTTAGAGACTTCTCTTGGGATTTTGACTTCTGGCCGAAGTCAGCAGCAGAGGCAGACATGGTTAATACTATTATCTATTGGTTTAAAACTGCAATGTTACCTGATACTTATCCACCTCAAGGTGGTGGTGGACAAGAAGCGGGTGAATCAGCTGCAGCTGGTGAAGCATTCTTTAACTATCCGAATATATTTGATATTCGATACGAGGGGCCTGTTTCAAAAAAACTTGATAGGTTTCACCCGATGGTTTTAACAAACTGTTCGGTTGATCATAATTTACCTTCTAAGTTTGCAACCTATAGTGATGGTCAACCTATTGCAACTTCAATGAATTTACAATTTACAGAAATTAGAATCCTTACTCAAGAGTCTTATCAAGAACTTAGTGTAATTGGTGAATCAGCGTTGAAGGGTTCGGACAGTCTTTTGGATACTAGAACAATGGCAGGTGCAACTGACGCAACAAAAAGAGTAGCTGCTGGAGGCGAGTCAGGATTTAGTTCTTCGGGCAAATCAACACCGCCAGGCGGATAGGAATAGAATATGGCAAATCAATTATTTTCAAATTTTCCCGAAATACAATACACCTTACCTAATGAAAAGGTTGTTACTATTAAGGATTTCTTTAGGAAAGCAACAGTTGAACAAGAAGCTGTCAATAGTGTCATAGATTACACTTATTATGAGGTGCTTGAAGGGGAGCGTCCTGATGTGGTCGCTGCAAAACTTTATGGTGATAGCGATCTTCACTGGGTATTATTTTTAGTGAATGATTGGAGTAACTATTATGAGTGGCACATGGATCAAGAAACCCTTTCAAACTACTTAACAGAGAAATATCCCGGCGTATGGCTTAGTGCTACAAACACAACTGATATAGTAGATGCAACAACTTACGATAAATCAAACCTTCCATGGTCAATTACTGCAACCTCTAAATTTCATTTTGGTGAACAAGTCACTAATGGAACTCACACTGGTAATGTTATAAAGATAGAACCACTACATAAAAGAATTTGTGTTGAGGGTGGAGAATGGTTAATAAATCAAACTGTAACAACCAATAGAATTGAAGATAGTCATCTTTATTATGATGGAGTTCAAAAGTCATTTACTATCACGAATGTTCAAAATGCTATTGATGGAACTGCATATTACAAAGACAGTAATGGTGTTAAAAAGAATTATATTGATACAGGATTTTCATCAGTGTCTTATGAAAGCGAAGAGTATGATGAAAATGAAAAGAAACGAAATATTAAAATAATAAAACCTGAGTATATTAAAGGGGTAGTGTCAGAGTTTGAAAAAATTATGATGGGGTAAGTTATGCCAGCAGCCGAACAACCAATATCTGGCCAATTTTCTGTAGAATCGATTGCGTTGGTTAATCAACACCAACAGTCAATAGACATTAGAGACTTGGTGCAAGAGTTTAGACTAAACGAAAGTATCCATAATAAATTTTGTAGTGCAACATTTGCTATTGCAGATGGTATTGATCTAATAAAAAACTTTAAAATGACAGGACAAGAGTTTATCCGTATCTCTATAAAACAGAAAGAAGGAACTCCTGAGGAACCTATAGCCGATGCAGTTAGTGAAAATAGTATTGATAAAACTTTCCGCATTTTTAAAATTGATAATCTCAAACAAGATGTGCGTAATGCACCAATGCAAATGTATTTAATTCGATGTGTCGAACCTAGGTTATACACTTGTAGACGAACACGATTAAGTAGAGTCTTTAGAGGTTCTTATGATGATATACTTGAGAACATCTTTGTGAACCATGCAAAGATAGCAATAGAGGAGTTTGATCATTGGGAAGAAACCTTGCCAGATAATATTCAATTCATAGCACCTAATTGGACTGTCGGAAGTGTCATAGATCATTGTCTAAATCACGCTAGTAAAGGGAACGATTCCGTATGGAGAAATGGTATGTTCTTTTATCAAACTCTTAATGGTGGATTTAGATTAAAATCGATTGATCAAATGTTTCAAGACGAGTTTCCTGTTACCTTTTCCATGTATCCAAGAAATGCAGCTGATGTTGTTGGTCTTGATCTCAATGCGCCTGGCGGTTTAAATAGTCAAATAATCTCAATGGAAAAACCTCAAATATTTGATACATTACAAGGAACTGTTGGTGGTGCATACGCATCAAAGTTGGAAGCTTATGACCCAGTTAGAAAATTATCAGAAGATGCTAGTTATGATATAGAAGAAACATTTAAACGACAAAGCGATAAACATTTATCAAAATTTCCCATGCTACATATCGACAAAGGGAAGGGTGAATTTTTCCTTACTACTGAGAATCAAACTGATCCAATGATTCCACCAAAGATTACAGAACTTGATAATGATCTTGCACCGAATGAATATAATCATGATCAAAGAGAAGCATTAGTTGTTAATACCTATAGCATGAATCATTCTTGGGACAATGCAAGTGATATTACAGTTGATCCTTTACATAGAGGAGTGGAAAGTAAAGACAATTCAAGATTAGAAAGAATAGCATTGTTAGAGACACTTGAACAAAACAGATGTATAATTACTATACCATTAAGAACAGATTTGTCAGTTGGAACTATAATTAAACTTGAAGTTCCACCACAGCAACCTTCTGTAGAGGGACATAAACATACAGATCAACTGAATGACAATAGATACCTTATAACAGATATTGCAGTTCATGCTCAACCTCAAAAACACCGTGGTCATATGGTATTAGAATGTTCTAAAGAATCGTATAAAAAAGAACCAGCGAAGGTGGAAGATTATAAGGTTCCAGTAACCGAGGAAATATAATGACATATTACGGAATAGTTGAAGATAGAAACGATCCTTTAATGATAGGTCGGGTTCGTGTTCGTGTTCATGGAGTGCATACTGACAATAGAACATTAATTGCAACTCCTGATTTAGCATGGTCTCAAGTATTACTTCCAACAACTGCAGCTGCTTTATCAGGAATAGGAACTCAACACGGACTCGTTGAGGGGTCTACGGTAGCTGGTTTCTTTAGAGATAAATCACTACAAGACTTTGTGGTTACACATTCAGCAGCTGGTTTACCACAAGCTGGTTATAAAGAAACAATAGCAGATAAATTATTAGTGAGATCAGAACCAGCGATGGTGGAAGGAGTCGTTGAGGGTGTTGCGGGTCAAAAGAAGAAAGGAGTAAAGATAGCTGGATTTAATGATCCTAGACAATTAACAAAAGCCGACTACGCAGGAACACCTGATGGTGAGAGTCCTACTGAGCAACCAAAGAGAGGTCATGGTCTCACAATGGCAATGGACAAAGCACCAGTTGCACCTGAGAACACAGAACCCGAAATCGGTAAAGCAGTTAAGATAACAGAACGAACAATAACCATTGCAGACTTACCTCATTATCCTTTAAGTTTGGATGGAAAAACCAGTGACCTAGGTGCATATCATACAGGAAAAGAGAATGGAACCTTAGATGCAGATGAGACAAACTATGACAGTATGGATTTGTCTAAAATGAAGGATGCTGATAACTTTCCTAAGTTTGATTTTATTGGTGAAGAGTATAAACCAAAATATTTAAAAATATTTGAACAGAAGTCTAAAGCAAAACCTGTTTATCCATTTAATAAAACAAACATGACTGAGAGTGGTCATCTTATAGAAGTGGACGATACTAAAGGTGCAGAAAGACTTAATTGGCATCATAGATCAGGAACATTTACTGAATGGCAACCTGATGGAAGCACAATAACAAGAGTTAATAAAGATAATTATACTTTAGTTTGTAGGGACAATACTCTTGTTATTGGTGGAGAGGTTGCAATTACTGTTTTGGGAAATGCTCAAGTTGTGGTAAAAAAGGATGCTTATCTTGGTATTAATGGAGATGCAACACTTGAAGTGATTGGACAGGGTTATGTTAAATCCAAAAAAAGAATAAAAGTGGTAGCACCTGAGCTTGATCTTTCCGCAACAGAAATTAAGTTGAACTCATAATGACTGAATTAGCCTCAGAACCAGCAGGATTTACATTACCTAAACTACCAACGGAAATACCTTGTCCGCCTGGCGATATATTTGATCTACCAACCAAAGCAGACTTGGTTAATATGATTAATAGTATTAGTGATATTCCAAGTCAACTTAAAGTTTTTATGGTTCAGTTAGGAAGTGAACTTACTGCAGAAGCTAAAGCAGAAATGGAATCTATCATTGAAGAGATTGAAAAATATATGGAACTCTTTGAGAAGATTCTTAAACCTTATTGGAAGGGTGGGACTATTCGGAATTGGAGTAAGGAAGCCAAAGAGGCAATCACAGATTTACTTGCAGAGTTTCACATGTATATCCCTGCTAAGATTTTAGAATTGATAGGTAAAATTATCCCTGTTAATTTTAAGATGAATGTTATTGGTATTGAGATTGACCTTCTTAGAATCACAACAGCAGAACATCAACAAGAAATTATTGATCAACTCTCAGGAATGGGATCAGATATTAAAGCACAGATAGAAGCATTAAAGAATCAAGACCCACCTTTATCTGCAGAAGAACTTAAAACAATGATGGACGGATTAGTGTCTGATGAAATAGATAAATTTTTCAAAATGATTCCTAGTGTCTATCAACAGTTTGCTGGAGAGTATGGGTTAACTGTTAATGAATGGAAAGCAAAAGCAACATGGTCTTGGGTTAAAAGTGAAATACAGGATTGGATTCAGAACTATCAATTCAAATTATTTAAAGAATTAATATCTATATTTGATTTAATTTGGAGTATGCTAGGGCTACCAAGTATTACTGCATTGTTTACAATGGATATTCCAAAAATGATTCAAGCATTAATTGACATGGTAAAGGCAAAGTATGGTGACATAAAGAAACTAACCATTGAAGAAGCACAGAAATTTAGGGAAGAATTAAAATCATTGTTATTGGATTTACAAATCGGGCCGTTTTCTATTAGACAAATTATAGGAGATGCAATCAAAGAGTCTGTGACCTCATTAGAAGATCAAATAAATGAATTGATTGTAGCAGCTAGAGATTTTGCAATCAACTGGCAGAAGAAAATAATGTTTGAGTGGGTAAAAATAGTTAAAGCGTTCTTTGATGCAATAGGTTTGGGTGCAATTTTTGAATTAATTGGACTTACCTTATGTAATTTTCTAAAAATGTTAGCATTCCCTTTTAAAATTGATGTTAAATTTCCAAGTATTGACAAACTAGCAACCATAGGAATAACTATTGCCACAGTGGCCACAGTTTTCGACTCAGGAAGTATGGGAACAGGTGAGAGTCCTACTTCTACAGACAGAGTGGTTAATGAAGTTACTACAACAGCAGGTCAAACAGTTATTGCGGGAAGTTATGCAGATGGAGATGTTCTAGTAGTTAGTAAAAATGATCTAAAAACTGCGTTCACTGGATACTCAGTAGTCGATGGTGATATAGTTTTAAGCACACCAGCTGCAGAAGGTGATAATTATTTAGTTATTCCAAGAGGAAGTTAGACAAAGGGTTATAAATAGTATTATGGCAGATTTAATTAGCAAAGCAAAAGTCGTTACATCTCCCGATGTCTATTCCGATTTGAATCTATTATTTACAGCACATCCAATCACTAAGGATGTGACAAGATTATTGGATTCAGATGCAATTAAGAGGTCAGTTAAAAATATTGTTTTAACTAATTACTATGAAAGACCATTTAAACCAAGCTTAGCTGGTGGTGTGAGAAATCTATTATTTGCGTTAGATACCGATAGAAGAATTTTTAGAGCAAAGGCACGAATAAAGAAAACTGTTGAAACTTTTGAACCTAGGGTATCCAATGTAGTGGTTCAATTCTCTAAAGTAGACACAAATGAATTGCAAATAACAATTAATTATACCATCGTAAGTGGGATGCCAAACCAACAAGTAGAATTTACAGTTAGAAGGACACGATAATGGCAACAAAAAGTTCACAAATAAATGTCACCGATTTAGATTTCGAGACAATAGGAGATAATTTAAAAAATTATCTAAAAGGACAAGACAAACTTAAAGATTATGATTTCGAAGGATCAACAATGTCATTATTGGTTGATCTTCTTGCATACTCTTCTCATATTGGAGCAGTCAATACCAACATTGCTGGTAGTGAACTCTTCCTAGATTCTGCACAGATCAGAAAGAATGTAGTATCGCGTGCAAAGGATTTAGGATTTATTCCACAATCTGAAAGTTGTTCAAAAGCAATCGTAGATATGACACTTTTAAATGTAAGAAATCCTAACGGAAGTTATCCGACTATCACAGAAATGACACTTCCAAGAGGAGCTAGATTCTCCACAGTTTATGATGGTGTTAGTTATGATTTTGTAGTATCTGATTCTAAGAAACCAACTCAGGACACAGGCAAATACACTTATACTGGTATTAGTCTTGCACAAGGAACTTTTGCTACAGACCAATATGTTTATGACAGACAAATTAAAAATTCAAAATTTGTATTATCAAATGAGAGAGTAGACAAAGGACTTCTGACGGTTACAGTTAATTCGGGTGGAGAAATAACAGTATTTACTCGAGCAACAGATACAGCAGAAGTTAAAACAACATCTGCAGTCTATTATACTCAAGAAAATGAAGATGGATATATTGAAATATACTTTGGAGATGGTATATTAGGTAAGGAACTTTATGATGGAGATATTATTTCTGCAACATACATTATAGTAGATGAAGTCCATGCAGAGGGAAGTAAAAACTTTACACAAGTAACTGCAGTAAATGGTTATAACAGTTCATCAGTGTTCGCTACAATCCCAGCAACTGGTGGTGCAGAAAAAGAATCAATAGACTCTATTAAGTTTAAAGCAACTAAGTTTTATACTTCACAGAATAGACTTGTGACACTTAATGATTATAAAGCAAAGGTCACAGAGTATTATCCAAATGCAGATGCAGTTGCAGTATGGGGTGGTGAAGATAATGATCCACCTGAGTATGGTAAAGTGTTTCTTGCA